TTGATTGGTATAAGTAACTTGTACCTGCCATGCCGTAGCATTCGTAAATGCCGCTGTACATTCTACCCAAATTTCTAATCCATTACCATATGGTGATGTGGTTGTAGTAAAATCAGGGCAACGCCCAGTAATAGTTGGATATGATGTTATAGATGTAGTTCCCGTTGCATAACTATAGGCACCACCCTTGGCTATTACATCAACTAATCTAAATCGACAAGCAACCGGAGATGAAAATTCAACTTTAGATAAATAACTATTTACTCCTGTCGCTACATCAATTGCAATATATCCTGCTACAGTATCATCTTGTAAAATAGCAGAAGCAACTGTAGTTCCCGCTAATGTTCCTGCCCCCGGTACTCCTGCTTGATTAAACATAGTAAATGGGATGTTAGCAACGGTTGTCACGGCCGCTGATTTATAAAATTGAGCCCGTTGTTTATACCCTGCGATATAAGTATCTAATGACGTAATAGCCATAAAATTAATCCGCTGTTAACGATAAAGTTACATTAATAGTTCCACCGCCTGCTGGTAATGTATATGCAGAACCAAAAGCCTCGGCCCATAATAAAATAGATTTAGCAGAATTAGTTACACCATATCCGTAACAAGTAACCGCTGTAGTTGGTGTAAATGATTGCTGAGCATAATTCACTGTAGTTATATTGGTAGTCGTAGTAATATTCCATGATCCAGAAGCCAATGCAATCGCTGCATAACCAGCAACCGCAGCCTCCGTTAATGAACCAATGACAGTGCCTTCAGTTGGCGTATAGTTATTAGTATATAAAATTAATTTCGATCCTTCATAGGTCATCGCCCTTGTCATTAATTCTTTTTCGCCACTATCCGGTACAAGTAAAGCCATTTTTTACTCCTTACAAAAGATCCGTGCGGATCACGATTTTTGTTCCACTAGCAAATGCAATATTTTCAGTAATTAAACTATCACACTCCTTTATTAAATTATCTGCACCCATTCCTGGTAATCCTGCTTGTGGTGATACTGATATTTGAATTGGATTTGGATTAATTAATGATAAAGTATAATCAATATTATTAGATGTAGATACTTCTATTTTATCGGGTGATTGTACTTGGACAAAAACTATAGTATCTGACATATTATATTACTTCTATAATTCCAGTAATTAATGTTCTAACTAATTGATTAGAATCTACATATGACATAACCCATGAATGATATTTATTATTTTCTGTCCTATCCAATAAGGAAGTAATTGAAGAATAAAAATTTGTTTGAATAATAGATAATACAGAACTTTGCACTTGCGTATTAAAAGGAATATTTATATTTCCTTCGTTTACATGATGAGCCATTACTGTCCATGTATATCCAGAAATATCAAATGGAATTGAAAATGATAATAATAAATCATCACCTTGTACTATCTTTAGAGGGCAATCGCCTGGAATCTGGTCAACACCCATAAAATTACCCTCCTAAACCTTGCTAAAACCTATTAAATCATTTAGCCATGACGTTTTGTGGCAGTTTTCATATATAACCTACTCCAACCAATCCGGGTGATATTGCTTTGCGTATGAGTTATAATCCATATACGGCAATATTCCTTCTTCACGCGTCCTCATCAATTGTGGACTATATCCTGTCACTTCATATCGCAACGTACACCTGCAATTTATACATTCTTCTGGTGGCAATTGAGGATCGCCTGGGAATGCCGCGTAGTTATCTCCTGGCCCTTCTGTAAATGATCCATCAGGCAATATCCAACCATCTTGCGAATCATCTTGTACTCTAACCGCTCCATCCATTTCTCTATGTGTATCCCGCGTCTTTTGATCTTTAGTGCATGTCCAAACCTTACTACCTTCTATTCCCATATCCTCGGCTTGTAAATATGCGTAATTAGTTCCACTATTTATCGCTCTCATTCCTTCTGTTCTAATTACCCTAATTGCATCATTAGAAGTTATTTCAACTGCCTTTTTCAAATCCTTTACCATATGTGCAAATGATTTTCCCTGCGATAGATTATTCAATAATGCTGAACGTATTGCTTTCTTCCCATTGATAGTATAATTTTTTAAAGAATTTTGTAATTCTATGTTTTTAGGATTAGTGATATCAAAAGGCATTAATAAAGATTTTAGATTGACAAGTCCATATGACAATCGCAGCCCCGTACCATTATCCAGTGCCCATGCAGTTTGAAAGAATGATTGTTGAAATTGATCAGGTAATAGTTTTTTTATAGTTTCTATATTTGCTTTCAATGCTGGGTCTAATTTCTTCAATATCTGTTCTTCCATTGTCTGATATTTATTATATTTAGTCATTTCAGCTTTAGTCAACAACCCATCAATAGCATACTTATCATATATTTTTGTCATCTCGCCATAAATAGAAGTCAGAGCATCGAGCAAAGCCTGTTGTATTTGTTTAGAATACTTTGCCTCATTTTTTAATAAAGTATTTAATGCTTGTTGCTCTAACTTTGATAAATCCATTAATCTAAATGTCCTCGACTATCTGTCATACCACGTTCACCAAACGGAATAAATAAATTGCTTTTCATTTTAGATGAACCACTTTTCTTTACTGGATATTTCTTTGCCATTTTAGCTACTTTTGCATTAATTCTTTTTGAACTTCCATATTTCTTTTTAGCTAATTGTCCTGGAGTTAATTTTTTAGTTCCACCCTTTTGCGGCCCTGATCCTGGTCCACCCATGCTATGCTCCTTATTCCAATCCCATTCTTTTTCTTTTATTATATTTTTTAGTTACTTTACTAAAATCATGTTTAGTTACTTCTATTCCAGATTTCTTCATTACACTTCCAGTTTGTAAAAATCTTTTATGTAATACTCCATTGCGTGGAACTTCCATCTTTCCACCTTTAGTATTTATAATAACAGTAGAGCTATCGCCGCTGCCTTTCTTTCTTCCACTACCTGGTCCACCCATACTTCATATCCTTAATATAATTTTTGTACCTTGATTGCTTTTGCAATTCCCATTGTTGTTTTACGTTGCCTTTGAACAGCTTGTAATGATGACTTTGCATCATAATTACTCTTAAAACTATTTTTTGCACCTTTATTTATTGCAGTTATTCTATATAACTTCCCATTTGATTTCATTTTGGATAATCCTTTAGTATTTGCTTTTGGACCAATACCTAATTTATGTCTACCTGATCCTGGTCCGCCCATGTTATGCTCCTTTATCCGTTAGATAATTTTCCACTATCTGAAAATTGCTGTGGCCCATTGCTCCCTAATACTTTTATCTGTGCTGTTGATAAATCCATACCTCCTTGAACTAATTGATCTATTTGTTTTTGCTTATCAGGATCAATTGTACTAGTATCTTGTGTACTTAAATCATTATTTCCTAAATCAGTTGGTGGAAATGATCCTAGCATTTGCTGTTGTTCTTCTTGCTCATACTCTAATTCTTTTTCAATATCAGGAATGATATCCTCTGGCATTATTCCTATAATCGCCCGCCTACTAAATCCAGCTTGCATCATAGTCAATGCAGTATCAGCAAACTCTTTATTATTAACAGGCATATTTCGTTTATGCTGAATAGTAACCATTTCATGCCCACCATCTTTGCCCAATATTGCCAATACTCTACAAATTAAATCTATTCGCCTATTCAATCCAATATCAAAATCTGCTTCTGCACTTGACACTAGATTTTCAAAATCAAACATCAATCTTTGAATAGCGATACCACTTGCACCAGCCATCCTATCCCCGCTGAAATCAGGAACATGGGATTGTATATGTATTTGTTCGCGCAATTTCAATCCAATAGAATCAATAAATGCCGTGGGGATATCTTTTGTTAAAAACTTTATATCAGCATCTTTATCTAGTCCTTCAAATATCCTTCTTCTCTTTAATTCTTTTAATGCGTTATTAGATTTAACTGGATCTTTCTTATCAATAGGATTAGTTAAACTTATTCTTTTCATTATTAAATAAGCAAATGCAAATCTATCAAATTCATTCATACTATCTGAGAATAATACATCATATGCATCAATTAATGATAATACATTTTCAAATATTGATTGTATCTCATCACCCATATAATAAGCAACAATAGGAACTTCACCAAATGGGTTTTTTTCATTTGAAATAACATCAGGCATTAATAGCCATGTATTACTATTTACATCTTTCTTTTGTCTAATATAATGTTCAATATGATCTTGATAATATACATCCACTTTATATTTAGTGGGATCGTCCATCATATAATACCTAATAGCAATTATGATATCAGGTTCAGGTTCAAAGTTATATAAACAAATTAATTCTCTAGGATCAACAGTAAAGAATTTGGGAATTGCTTTTATTTGCCCATCTATAGTATCTGAATCTATATATAATATTTCATAAGATAAACCAAATATCCCCGTATTACGTCCTGCCCTATTTGTCTTGACATGTTCATTATTTAAATCAAATAATTTCTTTAATTCATTTGTAAAGTTTTCTTCTATAGATAATGGTTGATTAGTATCTGATGTTTCTGTATCTTCTGAATCTTCTACCTTTACATTAGGTTTATATGAAATATACTTAGGTCTATATGCATACCCAGTATATGTATTAATTATTTTTCTAGCATATGAAACGATTATCTTATTATCAGGATTGCTCGAATCAGGAGCCTTTCTATTTGATATAGAAACATTCTTCCCTTTATAATATTCCCATAAATCATTTAAATGAGGAACAGTTTTAGTTTCATAATCAGATATATATTTTAATATATCATCGTTAGATAGAACTGTTTTAGATGTTTTTTGTAATACCATTTAATACTTCCTTATGATCTTTACGTTTTCATTGAAATTCAATTTGGCAAACTGATATTCTAAATCATTCTTAACTATCAACTTTTGGCCTTTATCACGTTTAGGATAATGAAATGTTTTTATTTTCATCTAAGTCCAATTCTTTTTTATCCATGCTTTATATGTAGGACTATTTACTCCACCAGATTTCATAAATTTCTTTTTTAATGCCGTAGGTATTGGGTTGGCCTTCATTTTAGTCAAATTAAGTGAAAATGTATTGCCTTTTTTAATTGATTTTTTTATAATTTTACTAGATTGTGCTAATGTGTTCCCACTAGGATGTCTTCCTGATCCTGGTCCACCCATTTTATGCTCCTTTATAATCCTAAATCTGATGCTGATATTCCATTATCTGAATAATCTAAATACATTCCTTGATTAGACCATATACTTTCAGTTCCATATCGTAATGCTGCAATAGCATCATCATTTATTTCTACAAATGAATCCATTGCATCACCATTTTTATCTTCTTTCCGCTTGAATGTCTGTATTTCCCTAGCTAAGTTTGGGCACATATCGCCATTAATATGTATTTTTGGAATAGAAACTAAATAATCAATTCCATATTTTAATGATCCGGGGCCTTTCTTCGCTCCAACTACTCTATAATTATTTCTATTCCATTCTTCAATACGATCTTGCTCGGCGCTATCAGCAACTATTTCTAAATAATGAATCATATGATCTTCTGCATATTGTTCATTAGCATTATCTATAAAATCTTGATTTGTCCATTTTTTCCCATATGTCTCTTCACAAATATATAATTCATCATCCTTAAATCCACCTAATTCTATGGCAGATGCGTGAACATAACCATAATCCATTCCAGTAAATACATTTTCTAAATCATTAATGGTATATTTATTATCTTCCCCATATTCTATAACATAATTGTTAAATACTATATTCCCAAGTACTCCCCAATTACCTAAAACATAAACATCATAATAGTATTTATCTATTTCCTTAAATTTTAATAGTTCCTTTCGCTCTTCTTCCCCATAAAACTTATTATCTTCATGCGTTGTTTTTAATACAACTAAATTAGGATTATTTTGAATTACCTTAGCGTTTGTATTGCAATGTTCATAAAATAAAGTTCCAGGCGGAGCATTATCTATATAATCTTTTTTAATAAAGTGTGTAGCTAATATAGGATTCATCGATCCAGTAAATCGCTTTCTAGTTTTTGTCTCACCGCGTAAACGGACAGTAGATAATTGATAAATATCTCGTTGATTAAAATTTGTCATCTCCTCGCAACGAACATGAGTAATAGGCCCGTTAGGTGCGCGAATACCTTTTACTTTTTCTAGTTCATTATCATCTTTACAACCACCAAACAAAATAGCATTTCCTGTTCTATTGCAAATAATTCTTTCATCACCCTTAGAATGATTAATATGAAATTGTCTAGATAATGTATTGTTAAAATATTTTCTATTCCAATTATCTATAACAAAGCATAAATCAGAAAATGTAGTATTATGATTAGATGCTGCTACTTTAGACATAATTAAAACATTATTTTCTGGTTTGCTTAATATTTCTAGTATATCTCTTTGTGCTAAAAAATATGATTTACCAGATCCACCACCACCATAAAATATTTCTGTTCTGGCATTTGATCTTAAATATGGAAAGAATGCATCATTAAATGAATCTTTGGGGATTGTATATTTCTTCGGAGCTATAATATCAGACATTTACAAAATCCTTAATCCAATGCTTTTATAAAAATTAATTAAATTATTTATAGATATGCTATTATCTCTTGGTTTAGCTTCAATAAAAATATCTAAATTATTAATTGCTTTTTCTTATTTCATCAATAGTTTCTTTTAACAACTTTTTTGCTTGTCCGCATTTTCTATATTCTGGATATACATATAAATTATATATTATTGCTTTATCTATATCAAAAATATTATATTTACCAAAATCAAAGCAACAATATCCAAAATCATTTATAATATAATTTTCACCATTAATAATTTCTTTCATATTATTTAATCTCTATGATAAATGGTTCACCATTACTATTACCTAAATCAATTTCAGTTGTATTGCCCCAACCATCTTTAGGATTTTCTTTCCTACTCTTTCTATTGTTTAGAAAATATTCAATTGCCCTTAGATTAGGTTCTACTCTTTTTTTAATTGGAACACGTTCCACATGCGCCCCAATAACCGAACCATCGCTTACAACTACTATTTGCTCTGAATCAAACTCATAACCTTTTACTAATTTTACTAATTTTTCTTCTGCTACTTTTATTGGATCTTTATAACCATCTTCTAAGCTTTTAGCAAAATCTGGATATAATTTTTTATATTTTATTCCAGAAGCGTCTGATATTCCCAATACTTTAAATATATAATTTTGATTCTTTCCTTCTTTTGCTAATATTTTTGCTACTTCATTCATCCATTTAGCATATTTAGGATTTCCTCTCCCATCGATTTTAATTGATTTATCTAATTTTTTTGTTTTAATTTTTATTATTGCTTTTTTCTCGTTCATACTATAAAATATAAACGATTTTCAAATAAAAATAAAGTACTATATATTAAAAACTATATATTACTTTTTATTTAAATATTTATCCATACAATCAGGACAATACATTTTACTATTTATTAAAAATCTATAAGAATTTTCTGTTGATTTTTTACATATATTACAATAGGGAATTTTATCTAAACGTTTTATTTTCCTATCTTCTTGCATATTTCTTGAGTATATAATTTTGCATCTATAATATTAATATCTTTTATATATTCATCTATTTCATCCAATAATAAATTAGCAGCTTCTAATTCTATTTCAGTCCCCGTAGGATTTTCATCAATATCAAAATTGGCATCTATAATAACTTCATCTTTAGGACATTCTTTTATTTGAATGGTTAATTCGATCATATATTTTTCCCTATATTGTTTAGTATTTCATTAACTCCTGGTTCTTTTATCAAATTAGATTTTTCTATCTGATCCATTACATATTCTTTAGTTGATCCCGCAATGCATAATTCTACTGTAGTTGTCGTATCATCTTTAATTATTATTGGTGTTACTTTTATAATATCTGTATTAACTATTGTATATTCAAAACTTAATTTTATCATTACAAAACTCCTTTTTAATTCTTTTTATTTCATTAGTATATAATTCCCAGGCATATTGATGAGAAAATCCATATTTATATCCTATTATTCTAAATCCTGCACCTTCTAATCTCATTTTAACTATATCTTTAATTTTTTCATCTTTAATAGTATTCATCCAATAATTATAAAAACTTTCTGCAAATATACTATCATCAATACATTCACTATTTGATATTTTATATAAATCATCATCATCCATATCATCAATACAAAAACTCGTATACCCATTTTTATCTAATGATTTTTTCTGTATAAAGTTTCTTCTTTGATAATTTTTATAACTATGCTGAATATAATATTTGGCAAATGTTGTCCATGATGCCCTTTGTTTATTATATTTTAATTTGGCTTCAAGTAACCATATTCTAGCCTCTTGTAATATATCTTCAAAATCAGGAAGCCAACTAATTTTATTCAATGCAATATAAATTATTCCTTCATTGTCTTTTATGAATTTATTATCTATATTTGAATAATCATTCATATAATATATTTAACCCGATTGCTTTTGCTACTGTTAATTCAATATTAGCTCCTTTACTTTTCTCCCATCCTTTTAACATATAAATACTATCACAAAATGTTAATGCACGAATATCAAAACGCATATATTCAGTGTAAATAGTATCTTTAGGTAGCGATGCACAAACATCTAAAGGATTAATTACTTCGTATCCTTTATGTTTTAATGTATATTCAGCATTGGCAAAAGAGTTTTCATTATTATTTTTATATCCTGTAATTGGGCCTGAAATATAAACTTTTTCCATTTATTTATCCTTTTTTGAATAGCGATTAATTCGTTCCATATTTTTATCTATATCAATATAAACAAGCCTTCCTATTTTACCATTTTTACAAGCGGGGCAAATATCCCCGGTATGGTCAAAATCATCTTCAGAATTTACCTCAATATTACATATTGGACATACATATCTTCTCATTACATGTTGCATAAATAAAGGCATTTCTTTTTCATAATCAGTACTTTCTACAAATGATACTCCCATACTCGTTTCTATTACATAAGCTCCTGTAGAAGCTAAATATGAATCGCATGTATTATCAATAAAATATTTATGTTGAAATGGAAAATTACCTTGATTTTTTATTACTGCTTTTATATCATGATAAGGAATTTGAATAGCAGCTCCATGATCAGTTGTATATACAGTCTTTCCACATAATCGCCATGCAGACATTAAATTTTTTAGATAATATAAATGAATCTTTTTAGAGTATAACCCACTATTTGTTAATACTAATTCTGGATCATCTTTATTAAATGGATGTTCATTTTTAATCCATTCAATATCATCAGAATAAACACCAAATTCATTTAACTGTTTATTAATTGTATAATCAGTAAATCTTTCTTTATCTGTATGAAAAGCAAAATCACAACCAGCTAAATACATTTTATCATATCCAAGTATTTCAGCTGCAAATAATTCCATTGGGGGGCTACATGCAAAAATAGTTATAGCTGTTCTAATATAAAAATTAAACGTAGATAATCTAAAATCTCCCGTTCTATATGAATACATTTTTTGCTGTTCATCTTGATAAAAAGCATCTTTACGCCCAGCATTTTCTAAATATAATAATATTTCATTAGGCCAATTTTCTATTAAATCAGGTCTACAACCAGGATGAGTTATTAATTTTGTTTTAGTTTTTTTCCAATTAATTCCCGATAAATCTGACCATTGCTCGAATGGATCTAATATTAAAATATATGTAGGTTCAATTTTATAATATATTAATGTTAATGCTTGACTAGGGGTGCATATAATACCACCGTTCCAATCTTTTAAATATTGAATAGAATCATCAAGTGAAGGCCCTGATCCTAAAATAAAACAACATTTATTCCCAGTTACTTTAGGTTCATCTGTAATATCTTTAGCAATTCCTTTTTTTATTTTATCGACTATAGGAGCCCAATTCATTCCGCTATTTAATATTTCATGTATTAATTGTGCCCCTTTTGTTCCGTCATTATATAAATTTGATTCTGCCCTAACTTGGGATTCAATATTTTCTGCCATTTTTTATCCTTTATAATTGTTTTGAATTGCCCGCATATTTTTCTATTAAACTTAATTGCTTTCCATCGTCAATATCAACTATCTTACCGCATAATTCTGCATAATCTGTATATACTTTTATTCCTTTGTCTTTTAATATAAATTGCTTCATGATAATTTCACATAATTTAAATTGATCCTCATAATCAGTTTCAAAACATTGCCACGGTTCAATAGCATACCCATATTCTATATCTTTATGATCAAAATAATTTAATTCGGAATCAATTTTAGAATCATACATTCCTTGCTTATTCCAAAAGTCCATTAAATATTTTATTTTTGCTATTCCCCATCCTCCTACAAATTTAGAATAATTCCATCTTTTATCCTTAATTACTGGAACTAATTGATAAACTATTCCATAATGATCCAACATATTATCTACATTTTTATATATATAACATTCTCTATCTGGTGCATAAACTCCCAAATCATTAATCTTTTTTATATCATGAAATGATGAAATTAAATTGTCTAAATCTCGTGGTTTTTTTAATGGAGATGTGGGAAGCATATATACAATTTCATCAGGGAATATTTCATTTTTATTTAATTCTTCTACAGCTAATTTTAATACATATCCGGCAGAAACATCGTTATCATAAACCGGTCTAAATATAATTTCAGCTCCATACTTTTTGCCAATATCTGCGATTTCCTCAGAATCGGTGGTTAAAAAAACTTTGTCTATTTGCCGTGTGCATTTTGCCTGAATAATTGACCATGCAATTAAGGGTAATCCTGCGAAATCACGAATATTTTTTCTAGGGAGTCTGGTTGACCCTCCGCGCGCCGTAAGAAGTGCTATAACCATTTATTTTCTCCCATCTAATTCGATATCTTTCATATCTGTACAAACAGTATTGTCTAAAAACTGCACAGTAAACCTATCAAATCTATCCTTAAATGCTGTTTTAATTATTTTACGCTCGCCTTTATGCCTAACTATTTGCCCCTTTTCTAATATTATTCTTTTCATTATTATTCTCCAAATATTTCATTTTCTATTGCCAGACATATTGTATGATAAATTGGTAAATGCAATTCCTGAATTAAATATGTTTCATCGGCAGGCGCGCATATACATATATCGCAATATTGTTTTAACTCCTCACCAATTCTTCCTGTTAATCCTATAACTTTCATCCCTAATGCTTTTGCAATTTGACAAGCACAAATAATATTTTTAGAATTACCAGAAGTGCTAATTGCCAATAAACAATCGTTTTCTTTTCCTAACCCAAATACTTGTTGAGCAAAAATTAAATTTTTATCCATATCATTTGCAATTGCAGTAATTAATGGATTTTCTGATATTAATGAAATTACAGGCAAGGAACCTTTTATATTTTTATCTAAATACCAGTTATTTAATGAATATCTCAAATCTCTTTTTAATTTAAATGGCTTCATCAATTCCCCAACAATATGTTGGGCATCGGCAGCGCTACCTCCATTTCCACATACTAATAACTTATTACCATTATTAAAACAATCAACTAAACTTTCTATTGTTTGATATATTTGTTCACTACAAACAATATCTAACTCTGATTTTCTTTTTATTAAATCATCCACAATATCTATCGTTGATAATTTCAATTCACACATCCTTTTTTAATTGTATCATACATTATGTCTTCAGTAAGGCCATTAGGAATATAAGTAACTTTTTTATGGTTATAATCTTTCCAATTCCTATCAACTACTTTCCCATATTGTTCTGCTTTATCATAAAATTCGCATCCTGGAAATGGAGTAGCTAACTGGAAATATGTTTTATACCCATTTAATTCTTTAGCAAATTGTAAACTATCATTTAGACTTTTTTCTGTATCTCCCATATTCCCAACCATAAATAATAATTCAGTTTTTAATCCAGCTTCATGTGCTATTTTAACTGCTCTAGTCATATTCTCTCTAGTATTCTGTTTATTACATAATTTTAATACATTTTCGTCAACACTTTCTAATCCAAAAGCCACAATACTAAACCCTGCTTTTTTCATTAGCTTAAACACTTCTAAATCTGCATTATGAACATTAGTTAAACACGTCATATTCAACTTGAAATTATTTTCTATAATAGCATTACAAAACTCTATTACTCTTCCATTATCACAAGTAAAAGTATCATCCATTATTCTTAGATTCTGTAAATTATAATTATCAATTAAATACTTAATGTGATTAATAGTATATTCAATTGAATGATATCTAACTTTCCTCCGCCATAATTTAGGTGAAGCACAAAAACTACAATTATATGGGCATCCCCGACCAGTTAAAATACTTATAGCATGTTCGCCTGTCACTAATTCATCTGAATATCTTGACATGTTAATTAAATCATAAGCTGGCAAAGGTAGATCATCCAAATCATTAATTAATTCATAATCATCAGTATCTATCCAATCACCATAGTTCCAATAATCTTTATATAATATTCCTTTTATATCACAATATCTATTATATATTTTACAAATATCTACAAATACTTTTTCGCCTTCGCCCTTAATTATTATATCGGCAACGTCATAAGCCTCTTGTGGTAAAAATGTAAAATGAACACCACCAAATACTAAAATGATATTAGGGAAGTTTTGTTTAATTTGTTTGCCTAATTCAATAGCACTATTAGCATTAATAGTCATCCCACCTAAACCAATAATATCTGGATTATAATGAATTATTTCATCAAACACATTATCGTATTTAGAATCAATTATTTTTACATCAATATTATTCTTTCGTAAATTAGCAGCTATATATAATAATCCTATAGGTACCCATGCCTCTTTGTTCTGATGGGTATAGATCAACAATACTTTCATTTATTCATCATATTTTTGAATTTGGACATATTCACTATGTAGCTTGATTGATTTTATAGTAACCATTTTATATTTATTCTTAAATATCCTTTCTGCTTCTGCCATTGATTCAGCTACTACAGAATGAATTTGACAATATGAATATCCATCTTCAATATCATATACTTTCATTTTATCCTCCTTACCATGTTTGTCTAAGTTTCTTTAATACTTCTGCTTCTTGTAATATATATTTATTCACTTCATCTTGACTCGGCGGATTATATCTATACTTCATCATATTAGTTAAATCATTATCATCTAAAGAAGCTGATTGATCTGAGCCATACATTTTTTTATCTAAAGTAATATGGCATTCTATCATTTCTGCACCTAGATATGAAGCAATTACAGGATGAATCCAATTACTAGAATGATTAGAATAGCCAACTTTATAATTTGTATTAATACAAATTTCCTGTAATATAGAAATATTTTCCAGACCATTAAAATTATTGGGAGCCGGATATAATGATATACAGCTTAATAAGTATTCAATTTTACCAAAATTATGAAGATATCCAATATTAATTGCAAAATTATTATCATAATTAATAGATAAAATTAATTTATTTCCTGTATCACGATAATACTCCGCTAATTCATTATTTGTTAAACACGCCTTAGCAATCTTGATATAATCTGTTTTGAATTGCGACATTAATTCCGCACTCTTTACGTCCCAAGGAGAATAATACCAACCTATTCCAATTTTTCTACAATATTCATCTATGATTTTATATGAATCGATGGATAATTCCAATCCTAGTTTTTGATCACGTTGTGTTTTTCCCCAAGATGATTCGCGGGGACCATCTAAATATTCTTTAGTATAGCATGAATCAATATCACGCTTTTGAAACTTTACATAATCAAAATTGTGCTTTTTTGCCAAATCAATTAGTTGCAGATATAAGTTTAATGAACCGTTCCCGTTAATTCCTAATTCTGCCACATAAATACAATTATTCATTTATTTCTCCTTAAATTCAAAGTATTGTTAGCTATTTCATTTGCTATTTCTTTTTTAATAAGGTCTTTATATTCTAACAAAAACATATTTAGCCTTTCTTTATATTTTATATCCATTGGTAAAAATATAGAAAATAAATCACTTGTTAATTCACTTATATTTTTATCTAACATTCTATTCCTCCTTCAATAATTTGGATATCCATAATATTCGCAATTGCTACAAAATTCTACATCATTTCTATCCTGTACATGTTTCTCTAAAAATTCCATCCGTTTCTTTCCATACCACAAATCCTTAATTGTAATATTGTACAAATTGCCTAATATCCCTTCGCCTTTAGGATCGTATTTGACACACATATAAAAATTACCTAGATAATCAATAGCAGGATGATTCAAGAAATCCCTACAAATGAAATCTTCCGGCTTAATTGTTTCCTTAGTATAATTAACCCTGCCAATCTTATTATGAATAACCCTTTTTACTATAGGAATATTCATTTGTTTAATCATTACCATCCGTTTATCATCAATATCACCGACACATCGGGCAATCACTTTTTGATTATCAGGTTTAATTTTCAAATACCTATATAAGATGTTCATTTGCTCATAGCCTAAAGGATCGTCTTGAATTATAGAAACAGAAATGATATTTACCTTTTGAATCTCCTCGGCCTTTTCTAATAATAAAATTCCATTAGTATCAAAATGCTTTATCTGCCGAGTGAAAATATCAAATGCCTCTTTCAAATAAGGATAAACTAATGGCTCACCATTATTATGAAAATGAATAATAATATTATCTTCCAATTGCTTTTCTATAATTTCTAATAATGCTAAAGGAATATCACCTTTTTGTATATTGTTACCCCAACGGGGGCAAATCTGGCAGTGCTTGTTGCAGCGAGAAGTTAATTCTAGGTTTAACTCGCTAAACATTAAATAATTCTCCTTTATTATAGTAATAATCAAATACAGGAGTCATAATGTTTTTATCGTCAATTAAAAATGGTTTGTTCTTCCCCGTAAAATGTACCACACTAAGAGGCAAATTATTAAAATATATATCATATCCATTTTTGCCTTCCTTAATATTATATAATTCCGGCTTATCATAATATTCATTTATACCAGAAAAATTATATTCCAACCCTACGTCATAAACCGCTATATCCTCTTGAATGAAAATCTGATTCAATAAACTCTGCGCCAATAATCTGTATTGTCCTTCATATTCAGATAGATATTCATTAAAATGTTTTTCTAGCCATTCGTAAAAACCTTTTGTTCCTCCGATTAATCCGCCGTTATATCCTTTGCATCTAGCATATTTATTCCTTAATTCAGAACCCTCTATAAAATATCTTCCACAATTATCTATATAATTATTGCCTTGCATCGTAGCGAAAGCGGCATCATCCATTACAGAAATAGCCATGTCATCGTTGCCAGTTATTATCTCGTCGAATAAATGATCTATATTTTTCAACAGCAACATATCAGCTTCCAGGTAAATTATCTTGTCAGCTTCAATTTCCGCTAATTGTAATTGATGATATGGCGAGCAATCAAGCATCCATGGGGCTTTCTTAAAATTAAATGAATTGTTATAACGCTTAATAGTTTCATAATGGTATTTATTTTCTAATCCGGTATCGATAATTACTAATGGACTTTGCATATTAACTTTTCTATATGAATTGATAAACGCTACCAATCCTTTTTCAAATCTACTATTGGCGATTACAACTATTTTATTCACTTAATACCTACTACAAACAACTGCCTATCTGAACCCCAACGAAAATATTTAATTCCAGTAACCTTAGTCAACCAATATCCCAATCGACAATTCAATCCATTAGGAAACATTTTGCCCTCCCATATTTTTTTGTAATAATAAAACCATTTTCCTATCATTATTTTAAATCCATTTAACTGTACTGCCATTTTCAAACTATTTAATGTAAATGGCTTGATATGTGTATAATCATCATAAAAGAAATCTTTCTGTTTTTGATAATCAGGAGTTAAAATAATTACTTTGCCGCCTGGCTTTAACACTCGATATATTTCAGATAAAAATAAATCGGTATTTGAAATATGCTCAATTACAGATTTAATAAATACATAATCAAAAGTATTATCTTCATAAGGGATCATCATCCATTCAGCATCGTATTTTTCTTTATCATTTAATATAGCTAATTTCAGCCCATAATCAAAAAATACTTTTTCATGAACTAAATCCTCGCCACCAATAGATAATCCTAAATCACTAAATCCTATTTGACAAATCGTAGTAATATATTTAATTAAATCTTGTACAAAATTTAAATTACGTTTAGGATATGAATACTCTTTATAATTCAATATCTTTCTCCTTTACGAATTCAAAATATATTGAGTCATCTACATATACAAACCATTGTTTATACTTTTTATTAAATGGCTTACCTTCAACTACATAATGACATTTCATGCAATCAGGTAATTCACCATAAAAGCATAAATGACTGGAATTTTTTACTATATCAAATTTTCTATCATATAATAATTCTAATAAATAATTATTCTCTTTATCAAAATACTTTTTTATATTAACATCGTCCCCATTTACTTTTTCCCATTCATCATATATTTTAATAAAACCTAACCGAGTAAATATATGATCGTATTGTACAATATTATCTACATAAATACCAGTATGCCGAATCAACATACATAATCCCTAATTATATTTAATCCCTTATTTAATTTATTGTTGCCAATAACTACAGGCGGAGCGATCTTAATCCAACCCTTTCCTGTTTTAGTAACTAATAATCCGTGGTCAAAACAATTTTTATAAAATAATTCCTCATCAATTTCACCACATTTGACAGCACCCACCATTCCCAAATTATTATGTTCTATTTTTAATTTGCTAAAAAACTTATCCATTATTTTTATATTTTCCCAATAATTAGTTCTATCAAATTCATTTTCAATATATTTTAGTATACCATATCCAGCTGCCATCTGTAGTGGTTGTCCTGAATGCGTAGACGTTAATTCAATATTATCTAAATTAAAATCCCTATTAAAACAAACTGCCGATAATGGGAAACCACCGCCCATTGATTTACCAATTAATAAAATATCTGGTTTAATTTTATAATGCTGGTGAATAAACATCTCATTAGTACGATAAAAACCTGATTGAATTTCATCAAAAATAATTAAACTATTGTTTTTTTGTAAATAATTAATATTATCTATTTCTTCTTTATTTAATAATTTGCAATCATATCCACGATAACCTTCAATAAAATAAGAAGGATTGTTAAATCCAGAAACACAAAACAAAGATTCAACAGAATCTATGCCTAATGCTTTTCGCTTTCCTACTAATGCTTCAGCCCCTAGCGTCCGCCCATGCATCGCACCTTTAATTCCTACACAATTATAACCATTATTTTGAACTATCTTTATTGCCGCTTCTGTTGCTTCTGATCCTGTAGAAAATAATAAAATATGTTTATATCCCAACATTTCCTTTAATTTTTCTATATATTTGGTTTGTATCTCGGTAGTATATCCATAAGCATGCATGCATTTATCAATCTGCTTATCGACTTCCTTAATTACATATGGATTATTATGCCCAAAGTTTTGACAGAAAATAGATGAGGTGAAATCTATATACTTTTTATTGTTGATCCATACGTTACAATTTCTAGCTTTATCCCAATTTACATTAGTCATTAACATAATTTTCGCTCTCCTTTATTGCTTTTAGCACCACATCGTCCATATCATAATATTTATATTCCGCCAATCTTCCTAATAAAGTTAAATTAGGTATTTTATCCGCTAATTGTTTATATTTTTTATATAAAGTATCATTTTCTTCATTATTTATTGGATAATATGGAATATCATTTTCTTCACAAGCTTTTGGATATTCTTTTGATATAACCGTATTTATACTATTTTTAGTCATATATTTATATTCGGTAATTCTGGTTAATGATTTTTTATCTGGATAATTTACGACTGGATGTTTTTGATAAAAAGGTATATTATAATTTTCAAAGTAAATATCTAAAGATCGATACGACAATTTCCCATATTGATAATCAAATAATTCATCTATGCAACCAGTATAAATAATTTTATGAAAATCATCATATTCCACGTTCCACGTTTCATTTAATCTTACTTCTATATTTTTATGGAATAACATATTTTCAAACATCTTAGTATACCCATTAATCGGTAACCCTTGATACCTATCCGTAAAATAATCATCATTATAATTCAATCTGATCGGAATACGATTCAATACAGACTTATCCGGGATAACTCCCCATTGCTTTAATGAATAATTTTCATAGATGTTTCTATATAAATAAGAACCCAAAACAACCAAGACCGTATTGTAGGAATCAAGCAAATCGCCTATGACTATTTCTTTTTTCTTGAATACTTCATTTAAGGCATCATAATACATCTTATAATCATCAGGGAACAATTCTTTTATACTGTTTAGATTGATTGGCAAAGTGATTAATTTACCTTCAACAGATACTTTTACCTTGTGCTTGTAATCGTTCCATTCTGTAAATTGCGATAAGTAATTCCAAACTATCTTGCTGTCGGTATGAAAAATATGTGGTCCATATTTATGAACTAAAACCCCATCCACATATTCATCATAGCAATTCCCACCTATATGATCGCATTTTTCTATAACTAATACTTTTTTATTTTTATTAGCCAAAATATTAGCAATAGTTATTCCGGCTAATCCTGCACCAATAATTACATAATCATATTTCACTACTTCCTCCAATATTCCATTATCTCATTATAAGTCATTTTTCTGCCTTTATACATAACCGGTATTCCATCCTCCTTCCTACAGCCGTAAAGACCATAACTATAATCGCAAATATCATAGCTCTGGTAAACTTTTTTATAGTTGTTACCGCTATCTAAATCTGTTTTTCTTACTTTTTTATTTGCAGACTTCTTACCAAACTTTTTACAAGTATCATCTTTGATTATAGGATTGTGCTTGAAGCTTCTGCTCATTTTAATCTCCTATATTTTATGTCCTATATACTCCAAAGCGTACCGTACAAAGATGTTTTAATAAAGGCTCGCCGACTTTCCTGCGTGACTTTACGCTACCAATACCAAATATGCTTCCTTTCCATTTCTTTATTATGATATATTTTCTGAATACGAATGTTTTTAACGTCATTTCCTTTCTATCCTATCGGTTGATAACCAAATCGTAAGCCCTCTAGCATCAGTGCATTGAACATATGGATTTAAATATCTGTTGAACGTCAATTCCTCTCCCGTCCTGTTGTCTATCACTTTTGTGGCATAAGGCAACAATTCCAATTCCGATACGTCCATTCAAACCTCCTTGGAAATTATTTTAGATATCCCATCTTTGATAGTCACTTCAAAAATCCTATCGCTATTTTCTATGATTTCTTGGCTGTGAGTCACACAGATTATTTGTAATCCTAATGACTTACATAGTTTATTCATCATTTCACCAGCGCGAGGTTGTAAATCTTTTGATAAAAACCTGAATGGTTCATCTAATATAATCACATTATCGGTATGCCCCAAACTCCAAGCAGATAAGCGAAGGGCGAATGAAACCAAATCCACTACGCCCCCGCCCGAAGCATCGATAGGATCAACTTCAATACCATTTTTCAAAAATAATAATTTAGCCGATGTCTTACCCCGCTCAATCTTAAAATCAATATCAAACACATATTCTCCAGGGAAGCAAGTTTGCAATGAAAGGTTCACTATATCACAAATAGAAAATTTGAGTTGCTCTTGCGTGGCCTGGGCAACGGTTTGGATGAATACTTGTGCTTCCTCTAATGCCTTTTGTCTTATAATCAAATTATCTAAATCATTTACAATTTTGCTTTGCCTTGACTGCAAAGATTCTAGCTTACCTTGGCATTTTGATATTTTGGTTTTATATGTTTGGATATTATTCATTTATTTCTAAATTCCCTAATTATCCATCTAATACCAAATAAATCCCAGTCTAAAAATCCATATTCTTTGTTAATATAAATTATTCCCGAACATCTCCAGAATGGATTATCAAAACACATAAAATAAAAATGATAATCTTTTTTATCCTTACCGAACGATAATAAATTAAACGTCATATCTCATCCCATGAAGTGATTTTTTCTAAAGCTGAATATTGCTTTTCCAGTTTCTTCTTATCTGATTCAATTTCAGTTTCCAATTCCTTCACTTTTTCCTTGGCTTCGTCAATATTATTTATTTCAAACTCTGATAACCAGCTTTCCTCGATTTTCGCCAAAGCTCCCTCGGCCCTAGCCTTTTTCTCTTTTGCTGATTCGATCTTTGATTTAATATCAGAAAACTCTTTTGGGGTAATTTATTTTTCCTCCTCGCAAAGCTCGTATATCATATCTATTGTATATTGATCCATTGTCTTTTTATTTTTAGTAATTGCAGTATTCAGATTCTCCATGAAATCCAAACTTATTCGACCATTCTTTTTTATACCTTCGACAAATGCTTCAATCCTATTTTCTCGCTCATTTTCTTCTACCAAGTAGCTATCGTTCACCATTGTGATATTATCATTTAGTAATATTCTTTCAACTGTTTCCTTTTCAATATCCACATAACAAACGCTTGGCTGGTATTCTTGCTCATCGCTTTTTTGCCTGATAGTACATCCTGGATTTAGAACATGCTTGCCATTTTTATTATAATGAAAAAATTGGTGATTATCACCTAAAAAGATCCAATTGCTATCAGGATATTCTTTCAGTAAATCGCTCGCAGTAATAGCGGAAACGCTAGGAGGAATTGTCTTAATGCTTTCAAATACTAATCTATGAATGAACAATAACCCAGTTTTCTTTCCCATTATTTTAGAATTGAAATGTTGCCATTCTCCGAAATCGGACATTCCTTCATATATTTTCATATGCTCTTTCGATAATTCGCTTAGAATACCTATTGAACTATTTTCTACATTATCTATGGAATGATAAGGAAGTTCATGATTGCCAGCCAAAAAATAAACCTTAGTATTTATCTTAGAAAACTCCTCAATAAGCATGACGATGAATCGAGCCGGGATATTTGGAGAATCAAACAAATCACCGGTAATGACTAAAGGACATTTTTTATTATTTGCGATAGATACTATTTCTTGAATCATTAATCGTTGAGTTTCTTCCCAATTTTCATCTATACGGCAACGAGGACGGTCATTGCGGATATGCAAGTCGGCACATAAAACAAATTTACTCATATTTCATTACCACATAAAGGACAAATTGAAGGTAATTCTTCTTCTAATTTATCTATTTTATTTGCACATTCTAATATTTCATCATTTTTATTTTCATAATCTTCAATAGTCTCTTCGATCTTTTCTAATAATTGCACTTTTTCATAAATCTCTTTTCTAAAAATATCTATATTTTCTATCATCAATAAAGCTTTAGAAAAATCCGCCGTTCCTTCGATTATAGTATTTTGTTCTTCCCACTGTTCAGACAGATTTTGTAATCGCTCGCATCTTTCAATATTTTGTTCTAGCGATTCCTGTACTGAAATTATTTTATTAACTATTGGAACGGCGGATAAAATAACCTCCTGACACTCTATTATAGCAAAACTTTCATTATAATTATTTATATTTTCTGATAAACTTTCTAATTTATTTTCATTATCATTAACCCTATTTTCTATTTTCTCAATTCTATCAGCTAATAATTCTGCATCATCAAGCCAATTGAATGTTTCTATCTCTTTTGATAATTCTATATTTTCGTTATCTAATCTGACTTTTTCCTTATTTGCTTCTCGTCGCTTGCTTTCTGCTTTGCTTAATACTCGATCAATTAAATCAAGCCTTATTGTTGAATTGAAAAACCTAGCTACTTCGCCAGCACTTTCAGATAATAAAAATGGGGCATCCATCTGCCTTTGTATATTGACAGAATCTAAATTAAATAATTTCGTAACTTCATCGGGAACGTCTTGCCCTATCGCTTCTAAATATTTCCCCTTTACTATATACCCATTAAAATCTTTTGATTCATCGTTAACTTTTACTTTGCCTTTCCTGCGCTCAATTACATTATTTTCATTAGTTACTCTTACAAATGTTGATTTAATCGGCTTATCGTTCTTGTCTCTATTCCAATGAGAAATATATGAAATACCGCCAGGACGATTATATATTGCCCAATACAATGCGCGAAGTATTGCGGTCTTGCCTCAATTACTAGAGCCTACAATTGAATTGACACCAAGAGTAAAATTAAGAGTTGATTTTTTATGAGATTGGTAATTTTGAATAGAAAGCTCTGAAATCATTTATCTACCTTTTAATAACCAAATCCATGAACCGAATTGGATATTCCCGATAGTATCATATTCGATCAATTTTGTAAACGACAATTGCTTATCCGTGCTTTCAACAATGAAACTCTGATTTGATATTATTTTTTTGACGGTTACATGATGCTTGTTATCGGTACATAACAGTATAGTACCTTCAGTCATTTTATCTCCTTACTATTATTATACATCATCTTTCAGTATTTTTATAAACTTTCATTATTTTTCTTTCTTCCTAAAAACATGAATACTGCCAAAGCAATCGGACTTGCTATATCTATCATTTTTTACCTTTCTTTTTATATTTCACGCCTTTATTATGTCCCTTTCTAGCATCAGGATTATTTTGTAAAAACAACTTAACACCCAATTTTCTTTTTTCTATATATTCATCACTTTGTTTGCGTTTATATTTTGGTATTTTAGCCCAACGTTTTTTAGCGGCTATACTGGAATTATTTTTATTTTCTTGTGTTTTCTTTTTACCAAGCATAGAAATTCTAAGCTTTTCTTTCTGTTCTTCAGAAATAGCAATACCAATATGGCCTTTAGATAAATTTTGTAAATGTCTTTTAGAAAATGGGGGTCGTTTTCTTCCTTTCAAAGGAGATACAAAACCCTTAGCTTTTAATTTTACCCATGTTTTCTTACTTGCTTTACCTATCAATTTTCTTGTTTTATCAGAGGCAATTAATCCTAGTGCCCCTAAATTACCACCCTTAGCTATATTGTAACCTATTTTTTTATCTGTAGAATCGTATATTTTTATATAATAAATTTCCCATTTATTTAGACATTTTATTTTATAGCAAGTATGAATTATCTTTATCTTAAAATTTTCCTTGCCATATTTTTTAACTGCATTTAACAAAGCTTTACCACTACCATAATAATTAGGCAAGAATTTTTTACTTTTCTTTTGACCAATATAAATTTTGCCATTTAATAGATTAGTTGTCATATAGATATATCCAATCATTTTGTAATAAATAAAAATCCTTATTGGAGTGGGCTGGTGGGCCTTCACGCATCACGGATAATGCGTTCACTCCAATAAGGATTCTCATCGCCTCCGTGTATAAATTTAAGAACATCACCACCATGATATTCCTACTCATATATAATATATACTCCTTTTGCATAAATGTAAAGCCTTAGTTTTCCTTACGTCTTAGAAATAAAAAAATTGAAAAACTGATTGGGCCTATCAGATCCAAAAATAAGGCTGGCAAGATATATAGAAATAATTGCAAACTATTGCTTGATATTTTCAATATACCTGATAGCCATGAATAGAAATTATTATTTTGCTCTATTTGCTTGCCATCTGACAGCTTCACTTTTTTATCCCGGATTACTTTCAATTCATCATCTATTTTTTGTACCGCCTTATTATAAATAGTAATTCGATATTGTACATCTGATAATTGCTTGTCATCCAATTCAGTATTCAATATTTTCAAATATGGATTTATCTGATTTAATAAAATATTCCTATTGTTGACTAATTCCTTTTCCCGAGCTATCGTATCATTATATTCTGTAGAACTAATTGTAATGATATCTTGCTTTCCAGAAAATAATTGAAACTGGCCTGCAATAGTAGAAATCATTGAAAATGTTACTACCATCAGCCAAAACATAAACAATAGAATTATTCCTATATAACCAATGAAACTTTTTACTTGCTTGAGTAAAATGATTATAGCCTGAAACGAAGTAAAACTAAAAGTGACAATAACAATAGATCGAATATACGCCAAAGTAGTTGTAAGATTTTCCTTCGCATAAATAGATATGTAATAAATTAGAAGGCCAGCGGAAATAATTCCAACCAATAGCATTACCCAGCGAAGTATTGTAAACGATTCTAGTTTATTTTGAAATCGCTTAGGCATAGCTATTTTAGGTAAATATAAATCGGCTTCTATCGAATCATGTTTGTTTTCTTCAGTAATATGATCTAAATAATCTTTTGCCTGCTCATCGGTTACTTTTATAGGAAATCCATTATCGATTTTTATATTATTGAACTTGTACCAATTCCCTTCCATCCTTATCCTGCCACTTTTCACCAAGCCCTTCAAGAACAACTTCACATTCCAGATATTCAATCCTGTAGCTTCTGACATTGCCTTTTTTGTCGGGAAGCCTGATTGGCCGCGAGGAAGGGTTTTGATGATAGTATAAAAATCAGTTGGGGACATTATTCCTCTTATTCATTTTGATTAATTCAGCCAATATTTTATTTTCAATATCTATCCTTTCATTGATCTTGAAATACCAACAAGCGAGCATTTTACCAATCGTAAGAAGCAAAATCAAAGCCGCGACAACAACAAAAAGGTAAACAAGTAGAATCATTTATTTTCTCCTTATCACTATTATACATTGTCTTTCGGGATTTTTAGCATAATTTGATAAATAATAAATATGAAAAATATCCTTAAAAAATGAAAGATAGTGTATAATAGAAGAACAAGGAGTATAAAAATGTCAAATGATTATAATGGTAAATTCTTAGATGGAAAGAAATTGATTAAAAAGATATTGAAAATCGATAGATTTAGCTATTCAGAAAATATGGGAAAATTAGTTTTAGACCATACTGGACAAGCAATTTTTATGAATGATGTAATTAGATTAATAGAAAAAGAAATGAAAGATAGCGTTTAGGCGTATATGGATATATATGGTGGGTACCTCATTTCATATATGCCTTAGAAGAATATAATACAAATACAATAGATAATATTTAATAGTAATTAAATATATAGAAGCTAAAGCTTCTTGAATTTCTATTTTATTTAGAGTATCTATTTTATTAAAACAAAAACTTTCTATGAAAAGAGCTTTACAAGGAATGAATTTTGATATATATTATAAAGGTACGCACTAGAAAGCCTTCTTGCCGGGAATTTCTAGTTTGATCTTTTTTATTATTTACTCTTTCTATGAAACTTTGAAGCCCTTTTATGGGCTACGGGGATTTATAGAAGCTATTAGAAAGAGAGCATCTATGATCCAAGCAAGCCGTAGACCATAAAGGGGTTTTTATTTATGGAAAAGATTTATGGAAGAATTTATGGAAGAATTTATAAAGGCGTAGAACCAGTAACTGGAAAAATTTATGTAGGCAAAACAATATCTAATTTTAATCAGAGAATAAAACAACATATTGACTCTGGAAAAATAAGTTTTACCTGGACTATTATAGATACAGCCACATCTAAAAATGAATTAAATGAAAAAGAAATTTATTGGATAAATAAATATGATTCTATGAATCCTAAAAAAGGGTTTAATGAAAAATTGGGCGTCGGCGAAATGTCCGATAGAGCAAAAAACAAATATAAAATTACGCATTATTCCAATTCTAATTCATTTAATTATAAAATAAAAAATTCTATTAATACTTATTTATATATGGATAAGTGTTCAATGGACGAAATATATATAAAAAATTCTAATGGAACTAATTTAAGTAAAAATCAACTTTGTATTCTCAATAGATTTTTAAAGAGTTTGGCTAGAAAAGATAAATATAAATTAAGAAAAAGAGTAATTAGAATAAGTATAAATGAATTAATAAAAGAATGTTTTTATTTACCAGAAGAAGAAATTGACACAGCATTATTTGATTTATATCAATATGGAATATTAATATTAAAAAAAGAATATTCTATGTTATATGATAAAATTAATGTTTGGGATAATGACAATAAATTAGCATTTTTAATTTCAAATAAAATAGTACATATGCGAGAAATAACCTTTTCTGGTGAAAATGATATGTGTATGCATTTTAGAGATATAGATAATGAATAATTTGATTCAGGAAAAACCAAAACAGATTTTACTAGGATTATATGTAAAAGAATATTGGGCCCAATATAATTTTAGAATTATTGAGTTGTTTACATTTGATAGATTTTTTAATTGGGCTATATCTGGACAAATGACTTTTATAGAAATAAAGGACACTCAATTTTATTTATTAGATTATAAGCGTATTGCTCCTTCATGGGGGATGTCTGTTATTCTATTAAAAAAAATTATGCTTCATTTATCAGGCTCGTTAGGTCAAGGCGTTACCACTATGCTAAAATTTCCATTAATGCGAATAACTAAACAAGAAAATAATATATGGAAATCATATTTTGGATTTGAAAAAGGTGTAATGAATCAAATAATAGCTTGGGATTATTTAACTCCAAAAAGAAAAATTTTCATAAAGGAGTTTTTTGAAATGAATAATGTTGGTATTTTTAGTTCACAGGAATTATTAAAATTAAATCCACCTAAACAAGATAAAACAAAAATAATTTGTAAATTGTTCCCGCAAGTAGAAAGTATATTAATTGACTTAAATGAATTGCAGTTAGACGATAAAAAGACATTGTTTAGTTATCCAAAACCAATAGATCATTTTATTCATACTGATAGTGTTCATAGATTTCAAAAAGCTGTACAAAATATTTATTTAGGAACATTTGAAGATATGTATATTATTGAAGAAAAATTCCTAGAAAGGAATAAATATTATATAACTGATGTAACATACAAAAAAATAAAAGAATGTAAAAATGATTGGGATAAAGTAAAAAAATTGATAATAGATTCTGCTAAACATTATTTGACCTGGTTTGAAGAAGGACGAGAACCACAAAATAAAACTTGGCTGCCACGCGATATTGGAACTTGGATGTACGATCCTATGAAACATGGTTCTATGTTTTTATTATCTATTCTTTATAAATCAACCTTATTACGAGAAAAAGTTGCCGAAAATATGTACAACAAGCTCCCTGCCTATATCTCAAACAAGTTTTCAGATTTCTATAAAGATGAATGGGATGGCCTCGCATATTGGAACAAGATATATTCAGTCTATAAATGGTATAAGGACAATAGTGAGGAATTGATACAAGAAAATAACAATTACAGGTATTGGTTCCAATCGGTGAATAAGTTTATGGATGGATATTATGATTTTATCAATATGCTTTCAAGAACAAAATATCTTAAACATTTTGGGATAAACAATCCTACTTGGAATTGGTTTATAAGTTCTAAAAAAGAAGAACATGGGATTGAGGAATGAGAAAATCAAAAGTAATGGGAGTTACTTTAGGTTGGGGAAGGTATCCGCAATTATATTTTGACGATGATACTATTTTTTATTCATCAGATTGTGATTATGTTTTTTATCCTGAATATTTTCCGGACGGTCCTAATACTTGGCCTAAAGATCCAGTAACAAAAGAAAAATTAGAAATATCTAAGTCAAAATCTTTACTAATGTGGTAAATAGATGAACAATTTAGATCATAAAGCTTGCCAACAAATTCATTTTGATAAACGCATGAAGCAAAGATTGGGAATAGATTTTAATAGACATGATACATATGAATTGATAATTAAAATTAATTCAGATAAACAAGATGGATCCATATCATTTTATAAAAAGGCAAATAAATATAGACAATGGTGGAAGGGAAAGATTAATGATTCTACTGTTTATTTTTTATATGATAAGCAAACAAAAAGAATAGTTACAGTAATTACCGAGGAACCAAAATGAAATGTATTATAGCTGGTGGCCGCGATTATATTCCTACTCCAAGCGATAAGGAATTGGTGATAATGTTCATCAAGCATTATAAGATTGATAAAATAGTTTCTGGCAATTCTGGTGCAAGTGATTTATTCGGCGAGCAATTGGCAAAACAACTGAAATTGAAGTTAACTTTATTCCCTGCTGATTGGCAAAAATATGGGCCTAAAGCCAGACCGCTACGCAATAGGCAAATGGCAGAATATACTGATTATGCAATTTTATTTCCAGGAGGCAAAGGAACAGATTCAATGAGAAAGGAAATGTTGATTCATGGGAAGAAAATATTATATGATGCGGAGTAGGAAGGATGAAAATATATTTTATGAAGCATGGTGGATTTGGTTTTGGAATTGAAATATTTATCAAACCTGTTTCCATTCATTTTACTGTTTTGTTGTGGCAAATAGCTGTTTATTTTGAAGGAGGAATGAATGAACTCCGATCTTGAAAAGTGCTATGACTATATTAGAGATATTATAGATTATTTAGAAACCCATGCAAGCGATATGAAAGGAATGGAATTGTATAATCAAGCAATTGAAATACTGGCAGGAATAACGTTTGAGCCTGTGAATGAGTAAAGTATCGATCCTGGCTAGATCATTAAGCATAGCCATTATAGCATTTAGTATAGACAGGTTTAGAGGGTTGATTGATTACTGGATTCCGTGGGATTCTATAGCAATTAGAGATTTTAGAGATTTATTCACTTAAAATCTGTTAAGTATATTATTTGAATAAAAGGATGAAAAATCATCGTTTTATTGTTTTTAATCGTTTACAGAATCCGATTATGATATATACTATTATTAAGTTGATTGATAGGAGGTTCTTATGAACAAGTTTTTTGAAGTCCGATACAACTTCTACGCGAATGAGCCCGACGTAGAGAATGGCCCCAGTGAAGATGATATCGGCTATGATATCTATCTTACTACTTCTGAATCCGAGGAAACTGCAAAGGCCGAGTGGATCAGATTCGCCAAGGATGAGAGTATCGAGAATCTGTATGCCGATATCATCGAAACTACCGAAACCGAATATAACTCCTATATCGAGTATCAACGAGAAATGACCGAGATGGATATCGCCTATGCCAAGGCTTTCGGGAACTAAAATAATCCATAATCCAACCTGCGAGCGCAAGCAACTTCGTGGATGCCGAGGATGCGTAGCTATAGGCAAATGTTCACAAATTGCCAAGAAGGCAAAAGGAGTTACTAATGAACATTCATGATGGTGATTGCCCCGAGACGGATGAACAGATGTATAAAATCATTGATAAGAAAGAAAAAACATACAAAATCAATTCATATCATCGAGGCCGAGAACGAATCGTAGAAGGCACTTTGGAGTATCTGACATCTTATTTCGGCTATACCCTTGAATGTGGACATTCCTGGAATCCCAAAATAAATAGGAATCCCAAGACTTTGAAAAGTCTGATTTCCAATATCAATAAATCGTACCACGAAACTATGGGATCGTGCTATGATCCTGATTATGTATCGATGATATAATAATGAATCCGGCCGGGATGGTGGAATGGCAGACACCAGGGACTTAAAATCCCTTGTCAGTAATGGCGTGCCGGTTCAAGTCCGGTTCCCGGCAATTAGTTAATTTGATAGGAGGTTGTTATGAGCAGGACATTCAGAGACAAGCCGATGCGATTGGAATTGAACAGCGATGGTTTTGCCGATCCTTGGAAGCAAGAATATTCCAAGCGATGTCCGTCAACCAAATGCCCATTGCTTGCCCGACATGATCGGCGAGTAATCAGACATTCCCTCATCGATGAGGAAAATATCAATCTGATAAATGCCATAGCAAAATACAAGTCAGATATTCTAGCCAGAAATATCTATTGGTAATTATTTTTACGATTTATTATTTTATTTGAATAATGTATGATATATTTATATTGGTAATTTGATAGGAGGTTATATGAATCTTCCGATGAAAACGCAAAGCCAATTCGACCGGGACGAGCAAAAGCGAACAATCATAAAAATCCTATATTTCAAAAAGCTTATTGATATCGATGAAGTAAAAAATCGGTATATGGCAATGGGCTATAGCCGAACTGGCGCGAATAGAGCAGCGGAATACATTTATGAAAATCGCAAGGCATTGAATTATAGAAATCATTTTTGGAAAGAAATATCGGCCGATCTAGTTGAAAGGACCATCAAGGAATTTAATAAAAATAACAAAAGTAAAAATAAATCATATTCACCTTTTGAAGATACAATGGAATATCACAAGAGTATTGGGGGATAAAAGTATGAGCTATATTCAATTGATTGAATATATGAAACTATACAGAAAAGACATGATCCAAAAATCGGAGCTAATATTTGCCATAATTCTCTGGCAAGAATCGATCAAAAATTATAATTGATAGGAGGATTTTATGAAATGTAATTGTGGATATTATCGATTAGAAAAATATCAAATAGAAATGGAAGATACAGTATTTCAAGATTATTTAATAAAAAATAATGGTGATGAAAAATTTATAAACATTAAAGGATCATTTTATATAGAACAAGATTATGGAAGAAATATGGAAACCTCTATTTATGCTTGCCCTAAATGTGGAGCGCTACAAATTGGATAAGCAAAAACGTGTATTATCACCTGAGCAAAAAGCCAGAATGCAAGCAGGCAGGAAAGCCGCCAAGGCAAGGGCTCAGGAAGGTTTGATCGATACCGAAGTAAAAGTAAAAAAGGTAAAAGTTGAAGTACACATTATAGGTTATGGGATGGATAAGGGCGAAAATGAAAGACCATATCCAATTTTTGCTTCGGAGGAAAAGGAATACCGAGGCCGGATTTTTGCTTCTGCTAAAGAGGCAAAGGAGTTAAAGAAATGAATCAAGATTATTTTGTAATTGAGTGGGGAGAAACTGAAAAATTGTTAGTTATGGTTTTAAGAACCGAGGAACAATTATTTGAATATTTACAAAATAGCAAAAATAAGAAAATATCTGTTTATAAAGGAACTTGTATTTTAGATTGGAGCTGATATGATTAAACTATCTGCATCCGGCTATGTCCTACGGCAAAATGAAGCTAATGAAAGTTTATTAACATTAGTAACTATGCCAGATGGTTCTATTGAAAAAGTATTTGGCGTTCCATTATGCAAGGAAAATATTTTCAAGATTGTTGCAGAAACAAGGAGGAAGAAATGAGGTTGAGCCCTATGGAGAAATGGGAAAATCTGCAACGATTAGCTTCTAAATTTCCTGATAATATACGATATGGCCAAGCGATGATGTCTGCATTAATTGAGATTGATAAGCCATTATATCAAAAACTTTGTGGGACTATTTCGGATTGTTTTTATGATGATTCAAAATGTACTCAATTCGCAGTTACAGTAATTTCAACTTGGTGCGAGGAGGACTAAATGCGCGTACAGAACATTTCCACAAAGCAAGTTTTTCACGGCACGATGTACGAGAATCTAGGCGATGGCTATATTTCGATTTACAATCACCATGAGGAAATTGCCAGGGTGCCGAAGGAACTTGCAAGACTTATTTTTTCTGAGAATGAAATACCGTATATGGAGGAAGTAGAATGAATAATGAAGATAGTTATTTAACTATTTCTGGTAAATATAGATTAAAAAATAGACATTATTGTTCTACTTGTAAATGTACTGGTAAGTCACATATTCCCGATATTAACAAACCGGGTTATTCTATTCTAATAGATTGCCCTGAATGTACTCCCGATTATGATAAGATAAACAAATGATAACAAAAGAATATTCCACCAAGCAATTTTTACAATTCCACCCGATGGTCGAGAAGGCTGTCTGGAAATATTCAAAAAAATACCATTTGGATCGAGAGGAAGTATCAGGACAAGCGTATCTTATTTTCTGCGAAGCATTGGAAAAATTGAATCCAGATAAGGCATCATTTTCCACGTATCTATTTAATGAATTGAATCGCTTAGATAATTATTGTAAATGCGAGTATAGAAAGAATAAAAAATCAGTACAGAGAATCAAACATAACCATATTAGAGGATATGGGCATAATATATTCATCAATCGCCTTTATGTGGAAGAAACCATAAAGTATGATTACAAAGTATTTGAAAAAGTATTAAATAAAATAGATTATGAAATATCTCTATCCGATGATGCTAAAGATATTTTACAATATATTTTGTCACGAGAATGGGAAGATGTTGAAACTAATTGGATACCGAGATTTTCATATATAAAAATGGTATATGCAACTAAAGGATGGGCAGGGAATAGGATTATAAATAGCTGGAACGAAATAAAGTTATGGTGGCAAAATTCTAATAAAGATCAATTTTGCATGGAGGTATGAAAATGGAAGAATTACTTTCTGCAATATCAAAAAGTGGATTTGATTCTTTAGATGAATTCAATGGATTAGTTTGTAAAGTTGATTTAAGTACAAATATAGTTATAAGTAAATATAAAGAATGGCAATATAAAGATGGCACTAAAAATGGTTTATTAAAATTATTAGGGCAAAATAATGGGTAGAAAACCCGGCACTAAATTATCCCAAGAGCAAAAAGACAAGATGCGAATAGGACGGATACAAAAGCGGAATAAGCCTATTGAAGTAAAAGTATATGAAAAGCCTGTATTGAAAATATCTAGGCATTGGGGAACTGGCTTTGATTTTTGGCCTGCCATGCGAAATATACTTAGGCCATTGCATCGATATGACGAATGCCGAAAGCTTGAAAGGGCAATTGTCAATAACGATATTTGGCAAAATAAGGAGGAAATTATAAAAATACTGGAAAATAGTTTTGTTGTGGAATATAAAAAATTGAAGAAAGAATGTATATAATATAGATTGATAGGAGGATAATATGAAAACTTATGCTTTTGTTGCTTTTATTATCAGTACATTTTTTCTTGGAATGGTAGTGGCGAGTAATATAGAATATTGTAGAAATCATAAAAAGGATAAATTTACTATATATTTAATGTCAATTGGTTTTATATGTTTTGGTTATCTTGTAGCAATTAATTATTTTAATTAAGGAGTAAATGATGATGGAAATGAATGGCCAGATGGTAAAGTATTACATGGACGTAAAGGAAAACGATCCGACAAATCACAAGATCCATAGTTATGTAAATGAGCAATATTTCTATAAGGGGCTCGAGCGGGCAAAGGTAGAAAAGCTGTTTATCGATGAAAATGGCAGGGTTGATCTATTTGGCCTTGTGCAATTTCTTTGGGGAGCTTTTGCCGATGGCAGAATTGTAGCATTGCCAAATCACGAATGCCGAAAGGCAGTAACAGAATATATTACTAAGATCACTTCATGTAGTAATAAGCAAGTAGAAGGATTGGCAGAAAAGATTATTGAGACAAAACCAAAGACGCCAAGGAAGAGTAGGGCAAAGCCGAAGGTAGAAGCAATAGAAAATAGTAGTCCAATAGAGTCTGTTTAATCCTCTTTACATCTTATCGAAAGGAGTATATATTATATGTATGGAATAGTTATGGCAGTAACTAATCTAAAACTTTGCACGGAGGAAATAGAGCCATTAGTGAAGCGAATAGGAACGTGCATTCCTATGAAGGCCTGCCAGCCCGCTTCATTAATGGCTTTTTATTTAACAAATATTTATGAAAAAAAAACTTTATGGGATTATTTATAGAGCTAGAAATGTTATGAATAACAAAGTGTATATTGGACAAACTATAAAGACACTACGTGAAAGAAAAAAAGAACATATATTTAGTGCTCTTTATGGAATAGACACTTATTTTTATTCAGCAATAAAAAAATATGGCAAAGAAAATTTCAAATGGAAAGTAATAGAAAAAATCTATAATAAAAAACAATTAGATAATAAAGAAAAATATTGGATCAGATTTTATAAAAGTAATAATAGCGAATATGGTTATAATTTAACTTCAGGTGGAAAATCTGGAGGACATCTTAATGAAAGTACAAGAAACAAAATAGGTTCTCGTCATA